AGTACTCGGTGATCTCCAGCCCATGCTGCTGGGCGTACTCCTCTAGCCTTGCCCGCTGTGCAGCCAGGCCGTTCTCCTGCTTGTCGCCGGAGACTCGCATGTATCCGTACAGCATGGCTAGTCCGTGGGCCAGAAGATGAGAAACAGAACCAGCGCACCACCCAGCAAGAAGTCAATCATCGTACCACCTCAATTACGAGCCTGATTATACAACACACCAACTCCAGAATCATCGGGACTTCCCTGTCCATAATTGTCACTCCACAACAAAGGAAATATCTACCGCCTGATCGTTCTTGTACTGCAATCTGCCCAGCACCCGCTCGCCGTCGCCCTTCCACACAACGAACTGCGATGGCGTATTGTCCTCTGCGATAGGCGCCTCGCACACGCCGCCCCAGCCGCCCTCGCGGATGAACATGCCGGTCAACTGCGGGCCGGCAACGTCCAGGAACAACTGCCACGCCAGCCTGACCTCATGGGCGTGGCCCGTCGCGCTCGCCGTACGCAGGTCGATGAACGCCTGATACAGGTAGGGCGCGCTGACCAGTCGGCCGAACGCCTTGCCGCACAGGTCCAGGTTGAGAACCCACTGGAACACATCGGCCGGATGGTCCGGCCTGGGATCGTCGCCGTACGACAGGCCATGGTCTTTGGATCTCGGTCCCTTCATTGCTTCTGCACCTCTTGCTTGGGAATCCTCTTCTCAACCTCACGCTCTAGCAGAGTCATCGTCTGCTGCATCCACTCCTTGCGCTTCGGCTTGTGGCTGGCGTTGGTGGTCATGCCACGCCACCGCCGCAACGCCTTCCGCAACTCCTGTACCTTCTCGCCCCAGGTGGGCTTGGCAAACGTGATGGTACTCATGTCGATCCGCTGAAGGAGCATGGACCGAAACATCCACTCGTCCTCGTTGTCCTCGGTGATTGATCCCAAGCCCACCGCCACGGACTCAAACACCAGAGCCTTGCGAATGCCGGCCTCAATCTCATTGGCGGCAATCGGCTCTTCGCAGTCCTCGCAATCCCAGTCCAGGCTCATCAGTAGTCCTCCTCCACTAGGGTGTCTTGGAACTTCTGCAACGCCTTCTGCATGAACATGAACGGGTCCATGCCCTCCTGGTCGCACAGATGCAGGAGGCTCACTGCCAGCTCCTCCATGATCACGCCCTGATCCTCATCGATATCCCGCCCGGTTGCAGACGCGAACTGCTGGCATGCCCGCAGCCCACGCTTCGCAATCGTCTTGTCACCCGTCAGCATCGCTCACCTCCTCATGTGTCCAAGAAAGGAAACTGCTCCCTCGCAAACTCCGCGTCGTCCTCGCTGCCCAGCAGCCCCTGAACCAAACGGAACGCAGCAAGGCAGCCGCTGTTGAATCCGTGCTGCCAGGTGCTGTCATCCGACCGCAGCTCTTCCAGATCGGCAGACCACGCCGCCTCCACCCGCTGACGCCCAGCCTGACTGACGGGCTCGTCCGGTGTGGTGCGGGCATACCAGACGAGATCGAAGTACTTCTTCTCCCAGGCATCAAGCTCAAGGACGAAGTCAGCCTTCTTAGCCATCACTCACCTCCTCCCATGCAGGGTTTTCGCCAAGCCGCAGGCCGTCCTTCAGCCACTCCGTCAGAGCGTCTGCGCTGCGAGCGCTACCCAGGATCAGTTCGCAACTTCCATCGTCAGCTCCCGTCCAAATCGGGTGGAAACGAGTTTCCCGAATAAACCACTCCTGCCTGGCTGCGGGAAGGTTGAGCCCCCACGTTGTCAGGTACACGTTGCCCATGCTGTCTTGGGCTTCCCCGATATCGCAGCACCGCAAAGCAAAGGCAAAGGGCAGCGTGCCTAGCCGCCGCTTGCGGACTGCCATCACAGGATCGGCCGGCAGGCCGCGGCTTGTTCGTTCACTCATCACTCACCTCCTTCTGAAATCCACTTGGTGACACGGGGCAAGATGCCGTTCCACGGTTCGTAGCGATCTTCGCCATCCGCAATCCGGCCCATGAACAACTCAACGCTGCCGTAGCCGCGGTCTTCGACACGCTTGTGCAGTGTGCGCGTCTCCCAATCGCAGTCGTACTTCACATCGACAATCTGCCCGGCGTCAACCGGGAGTTGTTCCCATGCCATCACTCACCTCCTTCAGTGTGCTACCACCTGCTCCTGCTCCACGCGAGCCAGGAGTCTACCCACCTCTTTGCTACAGCGAATCTCGTCGGCATGCTGCTCGGTCTGGTCATCGATATCCCACGGGGCCATGTCTTCCAAGCCTTCTCGGTCACGCTCCACGGCAGACTTCAGGTAGAAGAACTGCTGGGGTGTGAGTTGGATGGTGATCATTCGTCTGGCTCCTTTGTCGGCCGGCATTCCGGGCACCCGTCGTCTATTAGGAGGGCATTGGTGAACCATCCATGCAGTTCGCACCAGTTCAGCCCCTCGTCACCCTCTGCTCCGGCTGCAAGAAGTCCGTACTCGGCGGCGCATCGTCGGCTACAGAATGCTGACTGTTGAATCGCATGGGTGTACCGGCTTGCTAATTTGCGGGCTGGCCGTGACTCGCAGACCGCACACAACTTGCGTCTTCGCACCATCACTCCCTCCCTTCCGTGTCCATTTCGTCGTTCATGTACTTCTGCACCTTGGCCTCAAGCCCATCTAGGTAATCGTCGTTGAGATCAAGGTGCGTACCAACCGCTTGTCGGGCCGCGAACAAGGCCCACCACGCAGCCTCCATCAGTTCGATGAACTCCTCGTCACCGATGCCACACTTTGCCAGTGCGGACAAGTATTTTTTGCTAACTCCGGGCATCACTCACCCCTCCCTTCTGCTTTGGCAATGGCATCTATGGCCAGTCGAAGGCTGTTCGATATCAGTTCGTCAACGTGGGTGGCGTCCAGCTCACGCCAGCCGCAGCCCGGCCTGCCGCACCCGTCATCGTCTAGTTCCATGAGGCTGGAGCGGATAGAGTCCAGGGCCGCCAACAAATCAGGCCCAGCCGCCATCAGCCGGGCATTGGCTGCCGCCGGCTCATCGTCGCCGTAGACGGTTGCTGTGTGACCGTACCCGTCTTCGATCTCCCAGTTTTCGCTGTCTTCGTCTGGGGGACAGGCCCACCAGGGTCCATCTGTATGACGCATCACTCCCTCCCTTCTGCTTTGTCGATTGCCGCCCGCGCGGCGAGAGCCCATTGAGGGTCGCCGTCAGCGCCCCACTCGCCCATGACCTCCAGTGCTTCCTTGAGTGCATCCAGCATCTCGGGCGCAGCCGCCATCAACCGCTGGCTCTCCCTCTTGTCTCTCCCCCGCATGATGCTGGGGTATTCCGAATCTGGGAATGGCATCACGCCACCTCCTTCTGCAACAGATAGGCCATCGCCTGCTCGCCAACGTGGCGAGTGTAAGCAGGCGGGAAGCCTTCCTTCAGTTCGTTCCACGTGATCGCACGGCTGACGCCCATCGCTGCGCGCCCTTCCTCCACCGTCTTGGCAGTGGACCCGCCGATCACCAGCTTGCCGGTCTTGCTGCATGTGCCGCGGCATGTGTCGCCCATTACGTGGTACACCCCGATGGGCTTGCCCTGCTCCTTGTGCTTGCAGCCTGATCCCACCAGGGGAAAGGATGCCAGGAACAGGCGGTGCCTGCGGACCTTCAGCCCGTAGGCCGAGCCGCATTGGATCACCGCACCCTCCATCCCTGGTGCGCCGACCACGTTCTCCACCACCCAAGGTACGCCGCAGTCTCGCAGCAGCTCCAAGGTGGGCGTCAGCAGATCGTCGTACTTACTCTTGCCACCCTGCGCTTCCCGCAAATGCTTGGCCCTAGTGTGGGCTTGGCATGGCGGGGAGGCATGGATCAGGTCGAACTCACGCAGGTAGGCCCGATCTTCCAGGGCATCCAAGGCACTGCCCCGATGGAACTGGAAGGGGTAACTGGGCTGGAACCTCACATCCCACCCGACCACATCGAACCCGGCATCGTAGTACCCATCTGCCGCCATCCCGGCCCCGCAGTACAGGTCCAGCACACGCATCATCCCACCTCATGTTTGGCGTAATCGTCCCACAATCGACGCTCCACATCGCCACGCGATCCCGTGTACTCCGACCGACCGATGTGCGTGAAGTATGTGTCTTCATCCAGCCGGACGACGATGCCCGGGGCGTATGTCCACACCTCTTGCCATCCGGCCGGCACGTAGCCGAAGTGATCACGCATCAGCCACTCCTTGAAGCCGTCCTGCGCACGCACCCGCGTGTCTTCCCATTCCTCAAAGGTCATCACGCAATCTCCAGTAGTTCCAGGATGTCGGACAGGACAGACAGTTGATGGCGGTACTGAATGTGATCCCCGTCGTCATCGTCGTAGTCTGACAGGTAGTCCTCCGCCTCAGACAGGTGATCAACTAGTACGCTCTTCAACTCCTCGGCCTGCTCGTCGGTCAGTTCAATCGTTGGCATTCGCCACCTCCTTCTCATACACCGCTGAGTACCAGCCGGTGCAGTCTTCTACCCAGAACCCAGCAGCCGACAACGCCTCGGCCAACTGTTCGATCTTCTCATATTGCCCGCCGTCGTAGTTCACATACGGCCAGAGCGGGTCACCCCGGTAGTGTTGGAGGATGAGCAAGGCACCCTTGCCGTACTCGCCATCGAACTCTGACCGGGTGTAGCACACAAAGTCCCGGCCCAGCACAGACTCAATGACGGCTGCGGCACGGGCCATCTTGGCGAGGTCACCTGATGTCATCGCTCACCTCCTGGGGGACGGTCGGTGTCGCATTCCACTGGCCCATCCCGACGCCCGCACCGGCAAAGGTTTCCACCTGCCAGAGAACCGCTTCACTGCCGTTGCCCTTGCCCCAGTTGGCAGCCGCCACCGGGCCTGCGAGGCGCGCACGGTGCGCGTCGGACGCGGTAATCTCTTGCAGTTCGCAGGCAAGGGAACTGAGGCTATTCAGTCGGATGAAAAACTGCATCGCACACCTCCACATTGCTATCGGTTTCGATCCACACCTTGGCCCCACAGGACAATGGTTTGTCTGGGCTGTACACCACAGTGCATGGCCCAGCAATCTGCACGCGGTGTGCGTACCGATTGTCCTTGTGAGTCTTCACTGTCAGCACCGGCTCCCTCTCTCCAGTCTTGGAGTTGGAGCGTATGATGTGCTGGTTGACATGCACTATGGTTTTCATCAGGCGTCCTCCTCGTAAAGTTCCCACTGGAGAGTCGCTTCGCACGGCTGGCAGGACAGCCTGCGAACGTACTCCGCCACGGCATCGGCGTGCAGCCGGGCGTATCCCTCGTCCGTCTCAGGGTCAACGTCGTCTGGCAGGGCGATGTTGACAAAGGAATCCAAGTAAACATCCCAGTGTTTTGCCATCTCAGTTCTCCGTTCGCACCACCTTGCACATCACCCCATGGAGTGAACGCCACTCCCGGGCAAACTCGTCTGCCTCCCGGCGGGTATCAAACACCGCCAGGATTTCGTCCTTGATTCGCACTGCCCACATCGGACACCTCCATGTCATCCGGTTGGAAAGAAAACACCCACCCGCACGCCCTACAGCAGGCATGCCAGAGAGAACCAAGCGGGGCAGCCCAGGCCACCTCGCAGCAGTCACACATCGGACACATCGTCGGCCTCCGTGTACTCAGACTCGTCTAGTTCCCGGGAGGCCGTTGGCTCCAGGTCACCCTTGTCGGCCTGCTCTGCCAGATATTCCCAGGCCGCACCAAGAGCCTCTTCATATGTCTCGGCAGCCTGAACGCACATGAACGTAAACTCCCAGACCTTCTCAGGCATCACTCACCCTCCATTCGTTCGTCGTACTCCTCGTCGGACTCATCGCTGCACTGCTGCTGCCATGCCTCATCCGAACACCGGCCATACGGCTGGTCGGAACACCGGAGATGCCCGTACTTGCATGGGTGGCATCCCAGTTCCTCGTCTGAACACCGCTCCAAGAACGCATACAGTTCAGCCAGACGCATTGGTCGCCTCCTTCGGTGGCTTGTAGGCAGGGTGCTGATACAGGACACGCCTGCCCTTGGTGGTTTCGATACGTATGATGCGGTCATCTAGAATCGACGGACCTCCAGTGGTGCGGCTGTTGTAGATGACCAGCGGCACCTTGTACTGGCCACATGAACGGCCGATGTACCCCTCCAGATTGCACGTATCGCCCCAATCCTGGCCGTCATCGTCGCCATATCGAAAGCGAACCCGCATCCGATGCATCCTGCACTTCTCCAGCAAGGCGATGATCTCTGGCTTTGTGTCGGGGTGGTAGGTTGTGCCGTTGACTTCAGGCATTGGCTTCCTCCTTCTGCCGCTGCTCCCATTCGTAGGTAAAGACAGGCACCCAGGCCCATCGTCCATCGTCCATGGCACCGCCGTAGAACCTGTCCTCGTCCCAGCCCAGCTTGTCGCATAGGGCACGCACTGCCCGGCGATGGTTGGCCTCTGAATCCAGGGCAGACTCATGCGAAACCACTGCCCGGTGCCCGTTGGCAGACGCAGACACACGGGAGCCCTGCGTGTTGGTCGGGCCGTGATACTTGGTCACAATCGCCAGCATGTCACACCTCACAGTTCAGAACACAGTTCCAGCAGACGGTCGAACTTCTGCGATCCAAGCCCAGCCCGCAGTGCTACGCCGCACCGCAGGCACTCCCGATACATGGACTCCGCCTTGCGGCTGTCCGTATCCAGCCCGAAGTCACCTGCCCAATCCTCAAAAGACTGGTAGTCCAAGGCCCGGGCATCTATGGCTAGGGACGACACCACATCACGCAGCCGCGGATGGATCGCCTTGCCTCGCTGGTCACGCCCAGTGCGGCACTCGTCCAAGGCTGCTCCCTTTGGGTAGCTCGGGGCATGCCCGATGCCCGCCGTGAAGTGCCCTGACCACACCTTGTCCCCGTGGATCATCAGCGCGATGTTCCACTTCAGTTGCGGCTGACCGCTTCCATCCCAAGGAACGAACGTGGAATCGCATTTGATGCCGCAATCGCTTATGAAAATATCCACAGCCTCTTCGGCAGTTGGCTGCATTTCACACCTCCTGGGGTTGCGGTGCGTCGTAAATCCGGCCATTGGCTATCCGCAAGTCTCCTGCGGACGGCTTAGTGGCCCCAACGAAATCGCAGAGGGCCATTAAGTGTTCGTATGCTTCGGGCCCGATGCCTGCGGGATCGGCCAGCAGGGCATCGCACAACCGATGCAGCGTGTCGTTGATCACACGCACGGCCAGCGTCTGGTCTTGCGCCATGTTGCGTAGGCTCATGTCACACCTCACGCCTGAAGGATGGGCAGGTTGGCAACGGCCGACATAATGGCCTTGCCCCCATGGCCCGGGATGTAGATGTCCACCAACTCCAGGCCGGCTTTCCGCCGTCCGGCACCGTCGCACAGGTTGCAAGTCAGGCAGGACAGACGATGCCCCGCTTCCTTGCTGGCCGGACAGAGCCGCTCAGTCGGCAGCGGCTCGCCACCACGCATGGTGCGGAACGTACGCCAGCCCAAAGACTTGGCGTGTTCGTATGACCACGGGCCAGATACCCCATGCACAGAGGCCATGAGGAACTGCCGGTAGTCGGCATACTGAACACTTGACCACTGGTGAGTATACCCGGTCCAGCCCGATGAAAGGCTGGCCAGATGCCGCACCAGCTCCAGGGGGATCAGCACCGGCTCGCCGTACGTCCCGAAACGCACCTTACGGCCCCGGATGAACTGATCATGCAGGGCAGGGACATAGTCCACGTAACGGCCACGCCTGAACGCACCGTACACCATGGCAGGCCCCTGCCCGACATTCACATAGCAGGCCCGGAAGTTCTTGCCCTTCCGCCTGCGCTTCCGCGTGGCAACCAACCCACGCATGGGACAGTCATTGCAGATGGAGATATCCCCACCTGAACGCACCGCCTGGACCGGATGCACATGTGACCTAATGATGTAGGTCTGGAGCATCTTGCCCGTCTTGCTATTGGAAGACTTGCCGAGTGGCATGATCACCACATACGGCGAGCCGTCGAAAGCAGACTTGCCCCGGTGCAGAATGACACCGAGCGGTCGGGCGGTGCGTGATCTTGCGACCATACGCACCTCCATGAATGGCTACCGAACGGCAGCCGAATAGCACCCTCTGGCATATTTGGGGCGTATGCCTTCCGCCGCTGCTAGGCAGTTGGCCCCACCGACCCTATCTTGCGATATTCGGTGGCGTTGATATGGCAGCCCAGAGGGGGCTATTCGGACACCGCAGAAACGGCAACCGAACCCGGGCAGGCAGCATTCGGACTTACTTGGGCGTTCGCCCGATTGCCGCAGCCACCTGCCCGGGATCGAATCCCGTCAACCCAACACGCGCTGCCATTCGCTGGCCGCACGCGACCCGCCCAGCAATACGATTGCCAGCGTGTCTAACTCATCCCGCAGCCGCTCGTCTGCAAAGAACGGCCAGCCGTAAAGACTGCCGCCCGAGCGGTGAAACTTGACCAACTGCCAGAGCAGCCCGGCCTCATCGTCGGCAGGCTTGGTCGCCCGCCATGCTCCCGTCTTGGTGTTGATACAGCCACGGACGGCCCGCACAGCCAACTCATCGGACGGCACGGGAAGATTCCCGGCTGCCCGCAGCCTGGCCAGCGGCTCCGCAAGAGCTGCCATCACCACTAGGGAGTGATCCACTTTCGACATGGAACCTCCATAGGTTGGCCTCATCAGTACCCGCATCACGGGTAGACCCGGTTGCCCGGGTTTCGGCCTAGACGGTCGCGAAGTGGAGTGCCGCCCACAGCACATCCCACGGATCGGTGTGATATGTCTTCCACACATACCTGTATTGCAGATACATGTCGAACTTTTCGATGTCGATCATGGAACCTCCTTTGACTGCCCGCATACGCAGAAGTAACACGTTACCCCCGCCGCGATGCCGCGTTATCATGGCGGGAGCGTACCATACCCGCGGGACGAATTCCCCGCGGGTCGAACGCCCCCGCCGTGATCGGCGGCATGTTATATGGCGGGAGCGTACCACGCCGGGCCGAGCAATCTTTGAAAAGGCCTGTAGTTCGGTGGTTGTAATGGCCGATAATTATGTTATAGTAGGTGAGCCGTTCGGGAATGTCTCCCGGGCCGGCATGGTACAGCCCCGCCATATAACGGGGACAACGGAGGATGGGACGATGAGCAAGCATCAAAGCATGATCGGCCGGACGATCCCGGGTGTCGGCCGGGTCGCGGACCCGGAGCCAGGGACGGTGTTCGACCCCCTCCCGGCGTTTTTCGATCCTCAGGAACTACCCCTAGCGTTGGCATTCTTCCGACGCCGGGCGAGCCGGGACGGCGTCGGGGCGGGGTTGTCGAAAGAAGAACGTGCCGCCGCTCTGGACGAAGCCGCCCAGCGGGGGCTAAGGGTGTTTCTGGATCGGGACTACTCCCGGTCGGGACTGACGGCCGCTTGTCGGGTCGCCGCCTACCTATCAGCCGCCGCCTATATGCGTCGGGCGCAGTGGCGGGAGGGATCGGCCGGGCGGGAGTATGATCGCGGGAGGAGGGCGAGGGGTAACGCGGCTCTGTTCAATCGGGCAGCGGGTTCCCGGGCGGGGCATTCTCCCGCAGCGATCTACCACGCGGCCCGGGGTAGTGCAGAGGATCTCGCCGCGCTTGTGGGCTACGGTTGTGACGATATCCCCGGGGAGACGGTGACGATCCCCGGCGGCCCGTCCGGCCGCGGGACGACGGACGGGAAGATGGAACGGGTGGAGACGGTCACCCGCGACCGGATCGAAACCGACGCGGACGGGCGACGTTGGCAGACGACGGAGACGGTGACCGGCTGGCGGATGGCCCGCGGCCGCGGACGGGCTTCGACACTCCCGCCCGCGACCGTGAACCGCGGGCGACCGGCCCCGCTCGCCAGGTTCGTCAGGCAGCCGTTGCCGACGTTGTCGGCGTGGTCGCCGGATGGGGGGCCGGTTTGCAACCGGACGACGGCCATTCCCGCCGGGGAGTGGGTTGCCACGGGGCCGAGCGAATGGTATCGGCCGATGGGGATGGCGGAGGTGGGGGGCTGATGCATCGGGAAACCCCCGGGCCGGGCAGCGACCGCCAGCCGCCCAGCCCGGGGAGGGGGCTAAGCCATAGTGTTCGCTCCGGCAAAGCCTAAACCGTTGCAGCGTATAGAGTTAGGACGGGGCCGGGAGGGTAGTCGGCTTGACCGACGCCCCCCCGGCCCCCCGGGCCGCTTAACGGTATCTTGTCATATCCACCCCTGGATTTTTTCACCCCTCTAGCCCCCAGGTGACGCTCTCCCGCCCGCTCGCTCCGCCTGTCGCCGTGGACACTTGTCTACAGAACGGCCTTCTGGAGCGATTCTGTGGCTTGCTGCCGGTGCTGCTGTGGCGGTGTGGATTGCGAGGAGGGCCAGGAGGGCAAGTGCTGCTGCGGCGGGGCCAGTGGGACCTGCTGCCAGCCCGGCGAGTACTGCTGCTCGGGCGTGTGTGAGCCCGAGCCGTGTTCCGGGTGCTGCTGCATCAACGGCGTGCCTGACCCCGGCCAGGCCAGCCAAGAGGACTGTGAGCTGGCCGGCGGCATCTGGCTCACTGCCCCCTGCGATCCCGACCCCTGCACTTCCCTGTATGGGTGCCTAGAGCCGACCGAGTGGCGGATAGTTGACGGCGAATCGACGGTCTACGCCCAGGGGCCCATCGTAAACCTTGTCCTGGAGGATCTGCCCAATCCGTGGACTCCAGAGTTCTACTATGCCACCTCCCTCAGTCTGTCGCTCCAGGTCAACGACTGCGGTGAGGACTGGCAGGAGATAGAGCAGTGGAGCGCGACTGTCACCCTGTGCGGGGAGCTGGCTGACCGCTACCCGGAGCAGCCGCTGACTGGGCCATGGCCACCTCCGCCAGCGTGTGACTGTGCGCGCTACAATTCGGATAATTCAGTCATCGACCCGTGCATCCCCTGCCCGGAACTGACTGCCGGCTCGGGGACTGGACAGGCTTTCCGAGATCCCCAGCCCGGAGTGGCTGTTACCTTCACCGGGCTTGTGGATGGCGAGTGGAGCAACCTCGCAAACTGGGAGGATGCGGATGGCGAAACTCCAGCCGGCTCACTCCCGACCGGGAATGTAATCATCGAAGGTTCGGTGACTTCGACGGCCGTTTCTATCGAAGTGGGGGATCTGACTATTCAGGCCGGCGCAGGTTTCCACGTCGCGGCCAGCGTGGAAAATCTTTACTGCGAGGGATTGGTCGGGCAGGACGGCGAGTGCGACGGTGTGATAGGCAGCGTCACTGTGACCGGCATTTGTAAATTTACAGGCAGCGGAATACTCAGCGGTGAAGTCATAGCCACGTTGGCGGAATTTGAAGATTCGTCGTCTGTCCAAAGCGGCACGGTGTTTGATAACGCAAAGTTCTCTGGCACTTCCGTCAACGCTGGCACCGTGACTGGGGACGCGGAGTTTTATGACAATTCGCACAACGAGACTACAGTCACCGGCGTTGCGACGTTCTACGACACGGCCCATAACGGCTCCGGGCCCGCGGGGGAGGTTGGGTCTGGCAGCGTATTCAATGGCTCGTCGTATAACGGTGGGCAGGTAAATGGTGACGCCGAATTCAATAACGAAGCCAGCAACGCCGCAGGCGGCGTAGTTGCGGGAAATGCCGAGTTTAACGACTTGGCGGCGAACGTGGCCGACGGCACGGTTGGTGGTAACGGACAGTTCTTTGACACATCCAGCAACGCTGGTGCAGTTTCTCAGGACGCGCTATTCGGTGGCAACGCCGTAATGACCGGCGGCACTGTCGGCGGCAACGCCACATTCTCTGGCACCACGCAGATGCAGGGCGGCGATGTCACTGGCACCGCCACATTCACTGATGACGCCTGCTGGGTCGCCGGCACCGCAGGCACCTTCGTCCCCAACCCACCCCCGAGCTGCTGATGATCAGAACCTGTACCCGACGATGGTTTGACGCCCGCTGCAAGCAATCCGGCATGCCACCGGAGGAATGTGCGCAGTACGTGACCCGAGACGACGGGGCGACCGTCATGGCAGACATCTCGGCATTCCCCCCTATACAAGCAACAAATCTAAATTCGACTTCCGGCCCCGGCACGGAACTTAAAGCCCTCCTAGCCAAGATCGGCATCCACGCCTCCCCGACCTGTGGGTGTAACAAGATGGCCTGGAAGATGGACGCCTGGGGGCAGGAGAGTCTGGATCACATCGAAGAGATCGTTGATGTGATGGAGCAGACCGCCAAGGGTAGGAAGCTTCCCTTCTTGCGTGCTGCCGGGAGGATTCTGGTCAGGCAGGCTTGTCGTATCTCAAGGAAAAAGGGCAATAGCAAGTAGAGGGAGGAACGCAGATGTTTGGTAACCATGGGGCCGAAATGGCCCGCAGCGGATTCAACATGGGCCAGGCGATGGCTGCCCAGCAGGGGCGGCACCTGGCCGGCATGATCAACCAGACCACGGACGCAATCGGCGAAGAGAACGACCGCCGTGTCGCCCTCGCCGCCGAGCTGCGGCAGATGGACCACCAGAAGCAGATGAAGCAGATGGAGCTGGACTCCCTGCTGGCCCGCATCCAAGAGGCCCGCCGGCAGGTCCAGCCCTCCGGCCCGGCCCCCCGGGCGGTGTTCCGCGGTGGGGCCATCTACTGACCATGAGCCCCTTCTGGATGATTCTTGGTCCTGAAGAGGAGGACTGATGGACGCTGAAGGCGACAAGATTCGGAAGCTCATTCCCAATCGTCCGGTGCGCACTCCGAATCACCCGGAGAAGTCGCACATGGTTCTGGCGAAGGCCGGCGACCAAGAGAAGCTCATTCGCTTCGGCCAGCAGGGCGTCGAAGGCTCGCCCGATGGCAGTGCCAGGAACGAAGCGTTTAAGGCCCGGCACGCCGAGAACATCGCCAAGGGCAAAATGTCTGCGGCGTATTGGGCTGATCGGGTGAAGTGGTGAGCGAGAACTACGACGCCATCCTCCGCCGTCTGGCCGCGGAGACCGACGCCCTGCCGCAGTCCAAGCCGACTAGCTGGCCTCCCGTAGATTTCCTGAACTACCGCACCAAGAACCCCGAGCGGTACGACCAGGATCGTCGCAGGGCGCACTTCCTCCGAAGGCTGGAGGAGGAAATCCCAAACCACCGAGACCGCGCCAGCCTCGGGCAAGGCACTATCGTTCTCCGCGACGACCTGAAGAGCATGGAGAGCCCGTACGAGCCCTACGGCCAAGATCACCCGCTTTGGAACACGGCCGTGTGGATGCAATCGCTCCCGAGTGCGGTCTATGCCACCGGGCAGATGCTGGCCAACAAGGTCGATCCTGAAGGGAAGCCATACCCTGATGCACCGGAGCAGTTTGCCAAGTCGGTGAACACGCTCACGGCTCCGCTTGACGCGCCGATGCTTGTCGGCCTGCCGGGGATGTCCACGGAATCGCTCGGCATTCTCCCCAAGAACACCTCCCGATGGCGCGACCTCCAGGACATGCGGGACCAAATGACCCCATCCTGGAGAAACCTGCAACCGCAAGCGGGCGATCAGTTCATCCAGTCCCAGTATGAGCCCGACCAACTGGAGGGCCGAGCATTCCTGGCGCAGGCCGGAGTCGATGCGCCCCTCTTGGGTGACCTGATGGACGCCACCATCGATCCGCTCTCTGGTCTTGGGAGCGCAGCCAAACTCTCCCGTGCCGGCAAGAACCTCCAGGCCCTCAAAGAACTTGGCTGGGACTACGGCATCGGGACCTCTTTCTCCACAGTTCCCTATGGGATGCGCAAGGCCCAAGAGGCCGGTGAGTCCATCCGCGAACTCCTGAACCTGGACTACTGATGGGCAAGCTAGACGCACTCGGGGGCCGGGTTCGCCAGACGATCCGCGCGTTTCACGGGACCCCTCACCCGGAAGACGTTCTGGCCCGCGGCCTGGACCCGCGCCGCATAGGTAGTTCCAACGGCACGGCGGAAGGGCACGGGTACTACTTCTCAGAAGACCGCGCCTTGTCCAGGTGGTACGGAGAGCCCCTGGCGGTAGAGATCGATGTGCCACGCCGCTCAATCGCGGACTGGTATTCGCCCGTTCGATCCCAGGGCGACCTGCTTGATCGGTTCGCCCAAGCCGTAAAGTCCGCACCAGACAACAAGTGGAAACAAGACGCTTTCGCGGAAATGATGCGTCGGGACGGGCAGGCCCACCTCGCCTATCAGAGCCTGCTGCGCGCTCACAACGTGGGAGACGGCGCAGGGCGGCTCGGGCGCTACGAGGCTGGCCGTCGCGCATCCGAGGCGTTGCGTGAACACGGTGTGCTGGGCGGCCGATGGGTGGATGAGATGACAACGGAGCCTGGGGCGGCTAACTATTTGCTGTTCCCAGGCGTGGAAGATTCCATACGCATCCTGCGTCGGCCATAGCTCTGGAACAAAAAGTCCCTTGCGGTGCCATTTAACTCCTAGAAGACCTTTTCCCCCCGGAAGGTAACTAGGAATCATGGCCGAAGATCAGATCGAATCGCTTGGCGCTCCCGAGGCTTCTGCCCCGGTTGACACTGCGCCTGTTGCGGAAGCCGCGCCGGATTCGGGCAGTGGGTTCACCACGCCATACGAGGCATTCCGCCATCTCCCCGAGTACGCCGGCCAGGACGATCTATCCATCGCCCGTGACCTGTACCAGTCCCGTCAGGGATACCTGGAGTCGCAGCGTCAGCTTCAGCAGTACCAGCAGGTTGTCCCCTACGCCCAGGAGTATCTCCGCAACCAGCGTGAGTTTGAGGCGTGGAGGAAGTCGCAGGCCGAGGCCGCCCAGCCCAAGCCGGCCGAAAAGCCGAAGTGGTGGAACCCGCCCGCCGTCGATGACAGCCTGAAGTCCTACATCATCCGCGATCCGCAGACCGGCAAGGAGATCATCGATCCCAACGCCCCGCTGCACGCTCGCGAGGCGCTTCGCCAGTACCAGGACTACACGGCCAACTTCGCTCGCAAGTTCGTCACGGACCCCGAGAACACGCTGAAGCCGTTCATCGAAGACGTTGCGATGCAGAAGGCCAAGGAGCTGGTCGAACAGCACCTCGGCCAGTACAAGGCCCAGAACTACGTTCAGAGCCTGGAGCAGCAGAACTCCGACTGGCTCTACAACCAGGACGGGTCTGTCTCCCGGGAGGGTCAGGCGATCCAGGCGTACATCCAGCAGGCCCAGGAGATGGGCATCGGCTCGCCCGAGGCCCGCTGGCAGTACGCAACTGGCATGCTCCAGCGGGACCTCCTGAATCTGCGTTACCAGCAGATGCAGACCGCGCCGCCCATGGCGCAGGGTTATGCAGCGCCACCCGCGCCAGTGGCACCCCCGCCTGCTGACCCAGTGGCACAACAGAACATGCAGTTCCTCCGGGAGCGTGCAACTCGGACCCCGAATCGCAGTGCCGGAACTACTGAGCCGCGGGCACCTCGCCAGCGGATGAGTTTTGAAGAGCGGCTAAGAGGCCAGCTCGTAACCGATGGAGTGATTTGAGATGAGCAGCAGCGTTGATTGGGCGAGGTCAATTGCCACTACGATCACCAACCACTTGCGGGAAGAGGAAATTGCCTCGCTCCGCAAGTACAAGTTCTTCGCCGCGCTTGAGGGTGCCGGTCAGATCCGCACCAACATGAGCGGTCGCGGCTTCGACTGGGAAATCCAGTACCGGAACCATACCCCTTCGGGTAACAACGGTGAGACTCCTCGCAACTTCAGCAGAGAGAACCTCTGGAAGAAGGCCGAGCTTGAGTACCGTGGCGCGCAGGTGACTGACGCGATCTACAAGCGTGAAATGCTTGAGAATCGCAACGCCCAGGCGCTGGTCAACGTGGCCGGCAAGATGGCGAGCCGTCTGCTCACGTCGATGGAGCAGTACCTGTCCAAGGAGTGGGTGCAGGACGGCTATGCGTCCGGCAACGAGCTGCGGTTCCACGGCATCGAATCGTTCATGGGCGCGACCCAGACGATTGATTCCACTGCGGCTGGTGCGACGGCCCGCTCGGTCAACGCTGCGGACCCGTTCTACTACCCGAACGACTCCTACGCCGGTCTTTCGACCGTCCTGGGTGCGTACGGCGGCTCGGCGGATGCGGTGTCGATGTGGCCGTCCGGCAAGGTCGATCCCGAGTTCGACTTCTTCAGCCCCATCGTTGTGAACGCGGACTCGTCCTACTTCGGTGCCAGCTCCTGGAAGGACAACTGCGCCAAGGCTCTGCGTGAGGCGATCCACCAGACCCGCCGGAACGACACCAAGGAGGATCAGGTCGATATGGTCCTCCTGGACCGGCGTCTGTTCATCGACTTCCTCAACACGCTGGACGCCAAGGAGCGTGTGATCGTCAGCCGGACCAACGGTCTGCGGAGCTACGGCTTCACGGATGTGTTTGAGTTCGACGGCGTGGAGGTCGGCAGCGAGGGTAGTGTTCCCGCCAACACGGGCTACGGCCTGGCGGTCGGGAACGTCGAACTCCTCTGCATGGAAAACCAGCTCATGGTGAGCGAGGGTCCGTTTTACGACGAGATCACCCAGCAGTACCGCTACGTTGTGTCCACGTTGGGCAACCTCAAGTTCAAGAGCCCGCGTAACTTCTTCAAGCTCGTTGTCTGATCTAAGGAGAATATGAGAGATGAGTCTGTACGTTGATCCTCCCTTCAGCCTGGGTCAGACGCTCGGCGTGTCGTCCACCGACGACGGCAAGGGCTGGGTGGGCACGGTTAAGGTGTTCCCGGACGTGAATCCCACCAGCGGTGTGATTCGCAGCAACCGGGTGAAGAAGTGCGTGGCGGTTCGCAATGCCTCGGGCGGCGCGCTCCTCCCGAGGCGGGTGGTCCGTTTTGCCAGGGACACGGCCGGCACGGCGGTGTTCTCGGCGGTCGATGGCTACGCTGCCGTGGGCGGCAATGAGTTCGTCGGCGTGGTGGACGAGTTCCTCCCCTCGGCCGGCGTGGCGTCGAACGATGTGTTCTGGGTGACCGTGGACGGCCCGACCGAGGTGTCGGGGGCTCTCTCGGGCACTGCGGTGGCGGTGGGCGACCGGCTGGCGGCGATCACGGCGGCAACGTCGGGTGCGACGACTGCTGGCCGCGTGACGCCCACCACGGTGGGTGCTGCGACGACGGGTGCTGACAACGCCGGACTCGGCGTGATCGGCTACGCCTGCTCGGCCGGCACCACCAACGGCTCGGCGATCCTGGCCATCGTCCGTACGAACGTCGCCTGATGATTGAAAGTTCGCCCCTCCTGGGGGCGTCGGGGGGGGCCGCCGGCTGGGCAACTGGCCGGCGGCCTTTTCCATGAACGAACTACTGATGCTCATGTCCGAGCCCGCCATCCAAAACCTGGAGTTCTTGCGGCAGCTCATCGCCGAGGCTAGGGCAGAGGCGCCAAGCGCCGATGCGGAGCGGCTGCGGATGATCTACGGGACTGGCATGGGAACGGAGAGGGAGGAATGACGAGCATGTTTCGTCCGGCGGGCCAACAGCGCCCCTTCGGCGGTTCTTGGCAGGGCGGCCCTACACAACCTATGCAGGGGCAGTCGGCATACACTCCAAGCCGCTCCGCCGGCACGCGATGGAACGGCTCGCAGTGGTCCACGCCATCCACAAACCGAAGTCGGGCGCAGCCGAAGGCGTCTTCTGGCTTTGGCGGCGGCTTCAATCCGGCTGTTGGCGACGGTTATGATCCGTCCAGCCGCAAGCAAACGCTCGGCGGTGCGTTCAACGATCCTCGTTGGGCTCACAACGGCGGTTACTGGGGCGACTCGCGCATGTCCGACCCAGGGCAGGCGCAGCCGATTCAGCAGCCGAACCCAGGCACGCCCTACGATCCGTCTGCGGGCTATGGGAGCGGGGTTGCCACATCGCGTGGCTTCAATCCGCAGCCCAGAACGTCGTTTTCCGGTGATCCTCGCGGGAGTTTCGCCAGCCAGCCCGCCGACAATCGGCCGCCCCCGTTTGCCATGGGCCCGGCTCGCACGCCGTGGGGCCAGACGACGGACCCGTTTGGCGAGCGGATGGCTATGGTGGAGCAGATGCAGAATCAGAACATGATGCGCCAGATGGCCTTTAACAATGGCGGCCGGACGCCTCCGCCGACATGGGGCATGGCTCCAAGGCTAGATCCACGCCGAGCCATTGCCGACGCCGGGCTCGCGGGCGGATCGCCGACGATGTGGCGATAGCCATGGCTTTATGATTGACATCCGTTCACCTATGTACTAAAATACACCACCCCCCCGAGGTGTAGCATGCAGCAAAAGTTCAACGTCGGATTCTGTACTTTTTCGTACGGCGGAAACGGCGGCATCTCCTCCGAGGTGCCTGACGTTCGCGAGTGGATGGTGCCGCTCGTCAACTCGCTCTCGCGGGACGACCGCGTAGACCAGATTCGGGTTTGGAATCTGGCAGACACCCCGATCACCATGACCCGCAACCGGGCGGTTCTCATGGCCCGGCAGTACGGCGTCGATGTGCTGGTGATGATCGACTCGGACATGAAGCCCGATGTCAATGCTGGGCACCCCGAGGCCAAGCCGTTCTTTGAGTCCTCGTTCGATTTCCTGGTGAAGCACTACCACAAGGGCCCTTGCGTCATCGGGGCGCCGTATTGCGGCCCTCCCCCAGTGGAGTGCGTGTACGTGTTCCGCTGGCAGAACACGCAGAGCCACAATGCCAATCCCGACTTCCAGTTGGAGATGTACGACCGCCACACTGCCGTGAGGATGGCCGGCATCCAGGAGTGCGCCGCCCTTCCCACGGGCCTGATCATGTACGACATGCGGGCCTTTGAGCTAACCGAGCCCAAGACCGAGGAAGACAAGCCCTGGTTCTACTACGAGTGGAAGGATCGGTTTGCTGCGGAGAAGGCATCGACTGAGGACGTTACCCAAACTCGGGACCTGTCGCTCGTCGGAGCGCAAAAGCTGGGCTACAACCCGGTCTACTGCAACTGGGACGCCTGGGCCGGTCACTGGAAGCCGAAGTGCGTCGGCAAGCCTGTCGGCATTCCTGCCAGCGGGGTAAGCAAGAAGCTCCGTGACTGTTGGTCCGGGAACTACGAGCCCGGCACGGCCATTGTGGACATGCGCATGCCTGATTCCATGAAGGCCAAGTTGGAGCGGCCTTTCGATGGCATGGGCATGGATACGCCTGCTGAAGACCTGGAGGCGCTCAAAGCCCTGGTTGCGCGGCACCGCAATGTGACGGGCGTGTCTCCCCGGGTGTGCGAAGTCGGCTCCTGGGCAGGTCGGAGCGCCATCGCCATGGCCGAGGCCGGCGCCACGGTTGTCTGTGTTGATACGTGGGAAGGATCTGCGAACGACGCGGGCTGCAAGGCGTACGACGGTTCCAGGGGCGAGCCGTTTCAGGTCTTTCTGGAAAACATCAGGGGCCTGCCGATCAGGGCCCACATCGACAGCTCGCCCGGGGCCGCCGGGGAGTTCAAGGACGGCGAGTTCGACATCGTCTACATCGATGCCGAGCATGACTATGAGTCGGTGAAGGCCGACATCGCAGCCTGGAAGCCCAAGGCGAAGCACTGGATCGCCGGGCATGACTACGCCGCATTCCCAGGCGTGAAGCAGGCCGTGGACGAGGCGTTCCCCGGCTGCACGGTCCAGGGCAACGTGTGGTTCCAGCGACTCTAGGATGGCCGACCACAAGACCTGTGTGGAATGCGGGGTCTCTTATCCCGCCACCGTCGCGAACTTCCACAAGTCCAAGGATGGTCTTCACTCCCGGTGCCGGCAGTGCCGCAACAAGCAGGAGCGGCAGAAGAACAAGAAGAAGCGCAACGGCAAGCTCGCCGAGATTGAGAAGGGTGCCGTTGACCTCTTCATCTCTTCGGCGCGTCTCGGCGGCGCGAACATCCCGCACTCCTCGGAACTCCTGGAAGTTCTCATGGAGTACTTCGGCGGCGTCCGCGGGTTCGCCAATGCGTATATGAAGCAGTACTACGACTCTCCGGTGGGCGGAGCATTTCGGACCAAGATGCTGGATTCGGTGGTCCGGCTCGTCGTCGGCAACACGGCGATGGGCGGGGCCAAGAAGCCGCTGGAGTTGATGAGCGAAGACGAGCTGGAGGCGGAGCTGAGACGGCAAGTCTTGGAGGCCGCCATGACCATGAGAAAGGTAGAGGTGATTGATGAAGTGCGAAACCTGCCGTTGGTGGCACAGGGTGCAGATGCCGAGCGGAGAGGCGACCCCGTGGGGGCAGTGCCGCCGGAACCCACCGGCCTGGGTCACGGAGCAGAACTGCGCGTTCCCGGTGACGGGGCCGAATGAGTACTGCGGAGAGCATGAAGAAGCACCCGCCGATTCCACAACCGCCGCAGCCTGACCTTCCGCTGGGCGGCCTGACGCAGCACGCCGTGTCCCAGATGCGGGACGTTCAGGCGGAGCTGTCGGGCCGCCGGCTGGAGGCGTTGCGTCTGTACGAGCCGATGCCGCACCAGGATGAGTTCCACAAGTGCATGGCCTCGGAGCGGATCGTCCTTGGTGGCAACCGTGGCGGCAAGACGCTGGCCGTGGCCGTTGAGGCCGCGCGGGCAGCGACTGGCCAAGACCCGTATGGGAAGTACCCGAAGGAAGGTGGCAACCTCGCCATCGTCGGCCGGAACTGGCCGCACATTGGACTGGTGATCTACCCGATCCTTCTTAAGGCCGGGGCTTTCAGGATCATCAAAGACCAGGACACCGGACTTTGGAGGTCGATTCGCGCCGGAGACGACAAGAGCAAGAGCAAGCCCGCCCCTCCGCTGATCCCGCCGCGGCTTATCAAGGATGTCTCTTGGGTGCTGAAGAACGCCGGCTATCTCAACAAGTTGGAACTGACGAACGGCTGGACGGTGTGGTGCTTCTCGTCCGAGGGAGAGCCCCCGCAGGGCTACCAGGCCGACCTTATTTGGATCGACGAGGACGTTACAAACGAGAATTTCGTCGGCGAGTCCCAGGCTCGCTTGGCGGATCGCAAGGGCCGCTTTGTCTGGTCGGCCATGCCTCACTCCAAGAACGATGCTCTGATCGGCCTGTGTGAACGAGCAGACCGAGCCGTGGAGGAGGGGCAAGAGAACCCGATCATCAAGAAGTTCACGTTCCGATTCCTAGACAACAACTTCATCGACCAGGAAGAGAAGCGGAAGAACATCGAACGCTGGAGCGCGCTCGGGGTTGACGAGGTCAGGATGCGTGCGGAGGGTGAGTTCACCACCGAGTCCACGCTGATGTACCCGACGTTCAATCTGTCGGTGCATCTCCTGCGGCGCGAGGAACTGCCTGAATCCCGTGTGCCGTCAGACTGGACGCGGTTTGTCGCCATTGATCCTGGGCACGCGGTGATGGCCACGCTCTTCGGGGCCGTGCCGCCCGACGAGCGTTTCCTGTTGATCTACGACGAGCTGTACATCCGCAACTGCAACGCGCTCATCTGGGGCGATCAGTTCTACGACCGCGCTAAAGACCAGTCGATCTATGCCGCGATCATGGACATGCACGGCGGCCTCCTGCGCGATCTTGGATCAGGACGGCTGCCGCATGAGCTGTATTCCGAGGAGCTGAAGAAACGCAACTACAGGTTCCTCGTCAGCAACCACCACTTCACCCCTGGTTCGGACGACATCCCGGCCCGCACGGCGCTCGTCCGGCAGATGCTGCATATCCGCGGCGACGGGACGACGAGGCTCAAGATCCTGGAGGGCTCCTGCCCGAACCTCCTCCGGGAACTGAAGCGGTATCGCAAGAAGACGACGACGGTCAACGGCCAGGTATTCGTCACCGACCAGCCGCAGACCCGAGGCGAGGTCCACGCCTGCCAGGCGCTTGAGTACCTCTGTGCCTACGAGCCGAAATACCACAAGCCCCCCCGAGTCCTCGGCCCCGAGCCGTGGTGGGTGAAGTGGCGAGCGGATCGCATCCGCCGCAGCCGCGAGTCCGAAGACCCGTGCGTGATCCTGGGGCCACAAGGGAGCAAGAAGCGATGAGCGAGTTTTCCATGCCGACCACGCAGGTTGGCGAGCAGGTTCTTTACCAGGCCCATGAGGGCGCCCCGGTCCAGCCGGCCTTCGTCGTTGAGGCGGCAGCCAGGACGGTCACGCTCTGGGCCCTGTCGGGCTCGTACGGCGGCACCCTGAAGCCATCGGTCCATCACGTTGACGACCCTGGGGTGCATGAGTTCCCCGAGTGGAAGAAGTACGGCTACTGGAAGCCCATGCCGGCAAACCCCCAGATCGCCATTCTCTCGGAGAAAGTGGCACTCCTGGAGAAGAAGCTGGCGGCGATCAGCCCCAAAAAGGGCTGATCCGGGCATTAGTAGGTAGGAGCCGTCCATGCCCGAAGACAACCCTCTGCGCCCCATTGCCAAGCGCTGGCTTGAGTGCATCAAGCAAGCCGAGAAACACAAGAAGAGTTTCTCGGACGACGCCAAAGAGGCGATGATGTTCTATGACTCCGACCCGGAGGCCATGTGGGGCACGGCCCAGGCGCGGGGGGAGCATGGGTACAACAAGGGCATCCACCCGCCGCCGTTTCGGATGTGTGTGAACCGTGTGTTTGAGGCGGTTCGTCTGTTCACGGCGGTCATTCATCACCGGAACCCGGCCCGCACGGTGACGCCCAAGGAGTACCCGGTCATCGGGCCGATGCTCCTGGGCATTCAGCCCCAGCCGCCCATGCCGCAGATGGGCCCCGATGGGCAGCCCGTCATCGGGCCGGACGGCCAGCCGGTGATGATGCCGGACCCCGGGATGATGATGTACCAGCAGGGCCTCCAGCAGCAGCAGATGCTCTGGGATCGCCGCAAGGTGGTGGCCCAGTTGCTGGAGACCTACCTGAACTACACGCCGAACGAGCTGGACCTGAAGCGTCATTCTCGCAAGGTGGTGGAAGAGGCGTTCATCAAGGGTGCCGGTGTTTGGTGGCATGAGCTGTACCAGCCCCCTGGCGCGAGCGTGAAGTTTGCCGGGTCCTTCTATGACTCGGTGGACAACCTCGTCTGGGACCCGGATGCGGACGAGTTTGAGGACATCCGCTGGGCCGCACGCCGCAGGGTGCAGCCCATTGACGAGGTGGCTGCGAAGTTCGGCCTCTCCCGCGAGGACCTGAAGGGGCACGTTGAGTCCTACTCCTCCCGGGCGGATGACGGCGAGCGGGGGTACGAACACCGCAAGAAGACCGGCAAGACGAACGACCTCATCTGCTACTGGGAGGTCTACTCCAAGACAGGGTTCGGGGATCGCCTCAAGGACTCCGACAAGGACCTCCGCGGCAAGTTCGATGCGCTGGGGCCGAACTGCTACATCTGCGTTTCCGAGGGCGTGGACTTCCCGCTCAACATTTCTCCGGCCATGCTCCGAGAGGAGGTGGACGAGACGGGGATTCCCCAGTCGATGTTCATGTCTGCCCAGTGGCCCGCCCCGTTCTGGGCCGAGCCCGGCGGGTGGCCTTTCACGCTCCTGGCCTGGCACGGGAAGCCGGGCTACTCCTGGCCGATCTCGCTGATCCGCCCCGGGATCGGGGAGCTTCGCTTCGTCAATTGGGCTATGTCGTTCCTGGCCACTCGCATTGCGACTTCATCGCAGACGCTGATCGGTGTAGCCAAGGCCGCAGACCCGGACCTGAAGGCCAAGCTCCTGGAGCGGAACGAAGGCGGCTTCAACATCGTTGAAATCTCCGAGGCCGTGGGCCGGTCGGTGAACGATGTGATCTCCGTGTTCCAGATGCCCGGCGTGACCCAGGATATGTACAACATCATCCAGGCAGTCACCGAACTGTTCGACCGCCGCGTCGGTCTGACCGAACTCATTTACGGCATGTCGCGCGCATCCTTCAGGTCGGCCGCAGAGGCCACCGTGAAGAGCGAGCAGATTTCTGTTCGCCCAGACGACTATGCCAACATCCTGGAAGACGCCCTGTCAGAGGTGGCCAGGAAGGAAGGTCTCCTGGCAAGGTGGATGATCTACCCGCAGGACGTTGCGCCGCTCATGGGCCCCATGGCCGCGCAGGCGTGGCAGTTGCACGTTCAGCAGGAGGACCCGGAGTCGATAGTCCGGGAGTACTCCTACCGCGTTGAGGCCGGATCGGTGCGGAAGCCCAACGCCGCGACCCGGGTGGAGCAGATCAATCAGGCCATGCAGATCCTGGCCCCGGTGGCGCAGGGCATGATGCAGGCTGGCCAGCCGCAGCTCTTCAACGCCCTGCTCACCAAGTGGGGCGCTGCCATGCAGATGGATGTGAGCGAGTTCATGGTGCCGCCGCCGCCTCCTCCAGGCCCGCCGCCACCCGAGCAGCCCCCTCCCGGGCAATGATCAATATGGACATCCCTTACGAAGTCGCCAACCTGGGCCGCGAGGCCGTTGACCTGTACCGCAAGGCCCTGCCACACGGCGAGCGGTGGGCGATCATGGTCGCCACGCAAACCCCGCCCGGGACCAAGGGGACCGACCGGGCTTTCCTGGAGGGCCGCCAGAACAACCAACAACTGGACGAGCTTCCGAAGCTCCAGGCCCAGTACATGGTCCGCGAGGCCCGGCAGGCCGGGATCAGCATTGCTGGCAAGCAGTACGTGGCCGGGCTGGCGGATCGCCGGGGCTGGAAAGATCCCGCGGCGTGGGTGTCGTCCAACGACGACGTTCTCCGCGTGGCCCGCAAACGCCGCCTGAACGTGACCGGGAGCGTCAACTACGAGCCCGCCCCCGAGCCCAAGCGTCCGACCGTCCTGTCGGAGTCGATCATCCGGGACGAGATGCGGAAGGCACTCCGTAAGAACCCGCGCGCCAACAAGGGCGAACTGCGGGAGAAGATCATTGACAAGCATGCCTACAAGGCAAAGGGGAGGCTATGAACGAGATTGCGCGCCACTTTTCCTCGGTCACCGTCACGGCTGGCTCCACGGCCGGGACGACGACGCAGCGCTTCGCCTACGGCATGTTTGCCGGCGGCGTGGTGCTGATCGCCAACACCAACGGAGCCACGCAGTTGCGGTGGTACGGAGCCTCGGGCTCCAGCGACACGCCCGTGCAGGTGTACGCCGATGGCTCGGCGGTGACAACGTCTGTGACCGTGGGGGCGCACCCGGTTCCAGATGCCTGCTACGGCTTGGCCTACGTGGCACCAATCATCGTCGGAGCGACGACCATGCCCCTGACGGTGAGCCTCAAGGGATGAACGGCGGCACGCTCACACCGAAGAAGCGTCCGGCTCCGGTGGTGCGGGTGACCTACACCCTGACCGCGGCCAACGGCAACAAGATCACTGACCAGAACAGCAACTACATCACGGCGAAGTACTGATGCCAGACACCACCATTTCCGCCCTGCCCTCTGCTTCGGCCACGTTTGACTCTGTCGTCCCCTCAGACAGTTCAGACGGCTCGGTCACCTCCAAGGTCACGCTGGGATCGATTGCCGCGCTCGGTGGCGGCCCGCCGGCATCGCACGCCAGCTCCCATGCGTCTGCCGGATCGGACCCGATCACCCCGGCGTCGATTGGCGCCGTGGCAACGAACGACAGCAGGCTGACGAACTCCAGGGCGCCGACTGCGCATGCCAGCACGCACGCCACCGGGCAGTCGGATGCCATCGCTCCCGCCGACATCGGCGCGGCGGCTGCCTCGCACACGCATACGCTCAGTGCCGTCACGGATGCCGGAACCGCCGCGAGCCGCAATGCTCCGGCCAGCGGCAACGCCACCTCGTCCCAGGTGGTCCTGGGGAGCGACACTCGCCTGTCGGACGCCAGAGATCCGAACGCGCATGCATCGTCGCACCGCTCCACGGGGGCCGACTACCCTGCCCCGGTCCCCGTGTCTCCATCTCTTACCACAAATCAGAACGACTGGGCCCCGGGTGTGGCGGATGTGTATTTCGTCACCTCCACGGGGAACGTGACGATCACCGGCCTGGTGGCGAATGCCAACAACGGCTTCTCAACGACGATCATCAATACGAACGCCTCCGGGGGCAGCACCATCACCCTGTCGCATGAGTCCTCGTCCAGCACGGCCGCCAATAGGTTCACCTCCCCTTTCGGATCGAATGTGATCCTGTATGGCGGCGGTGGCTCGGCCACGCTGGTGTACCACGCGGCGTCGTCCCGCTGGAGAATTCTGTGATTCTGCGGCAGTCATTCGATCCCCGGTCGCTGGGGACGATAGCGTTGTGGCTGGACGCCTCGGACTCGCCCGCTGCGGGGGCGTGGTCTGATAAGTCCGGCAACGGCCGCAATGCCGCGCAGTTGGCGACCAACAACCAGCCCGCCCTTACTCCCAACGCCATGGGCGGCAAGCCGGCGTTGTACTTCGACGGCATCAACGACTCGCTCTCCCTGGCTTTTATTCCGATTTCCACCTGGACGGCATTCGCCGCCGTGTCTCCGACCACCTCGGGTACCGCCCTGCACATTGCCGCCAGTGCGACTTCGGTGCTGACGCTCTCCTCCGGCTCGTCGGCTGCGGTGGCCACGGCGAGCGGATCGGCTACCACGGTTGCTGCGCTGTACGGCTCGGACAGTCGGATCGGCGCCAAGTGGGAGTCGGGTGCCCTGAAGAACTTCTACAAGGGATACATCGCCGAGATCGTCGTCTACTCGTCGGCATTGTCCGAGGCACAGTCGAATGCCGTGTCTCGCTACCTCGCCAGGAAGTGGGGCCTGTGAGCCAGCGCTACTTCATCACCGCCGAGTCCACGTATGAGGATCTGCGGATCTCGCTGAACACGCTGCTGGCGTATCCGAATGCTCTCGGCAAGAGCGTGTTCCAGACCGCCCTACAGGCGCCAAGGGATTCCTTCCGCCGTGTGCTGCTGGCAGTGGACACGGCCATCCCTGGCTATGCGGCCATCAACTCGGCCATCCAGGCTCTTCTGGACAGCGATGCCATGGAGGAGCTGGACCAGGCCACGTACCTGGCGGCGGTCGCAAGCGCTGCTTCTGGCGGTGGCGGAGGAGGCGCTTCTACCTGGGACGAGCTGACGGGAAAGCCGACAGAGTTCACCCCTTCGGCCCACAAGGCCACGCATGCCACTGGCGGGAGTGATGCTCTATCCGCGGAAGACATTGGCGCCGCCGCGGCTTCGCACACGCACGCGGCCTCGGCTATTAGCTCGGGCACCCTGGACATCGCCCGCATCCCAACAGGCCAGACGGGGACTACCGTCCCGCTCGGGGACGACGCCCGATTCAGTGACTCTCGCACCCCGACCGCGCACAAAACCAGCCACCAGTCCGGCGGCGCGGACGAACTGGCGCTGTCCGCTGCCCAGATTGCATCGGGATCTCTCTCCGACGCGCGCTTGTCAGACAAGGCGAACGCATCCATCAACCTCTATCTCTGGAGTGCATTCCGCTAATGGCTGCGAATCCTGCTTTTGCTGTGACCCCGCGCTGCGAGGCCGTGTCCATCGGCACAACCGCCAACACGGCTCGCGATGGCTCGGGAACGACCGTCGTCCTCATTCAGGGCGTCACCTCCGGGACCAGGGTGGCCGAGGTGATTGTTCAGGCAACCACCACTACGACCGCGGGAATGGTAAGGCTGTTCATCAACGACGGTACGACCAGCCGGATGTTCGATGAAGTGTCCGTGGCAGCCGCGACCGTCAGTGCGACTACGAAGGGCACGCGCGTATCGACCCTGTACTCCAATCTTGTGCTAGCCAACGCCTCGCAATCCCTGCGGGTGTCCACGCACAACGCGGAGGGCATGGTGGTGACTGCATTGGGAGCAGACTTGTGAACGCTGGCATCTTCGGACTTCCGGGAGCCGGAAACGTCGTAGAGCAATTTTTCGACGCGCCTGGAACGTATGCGTGGACGCGGCCGGCTGGAGCGATTGCAATCTACTACGAGATTTGCGGCGCCGGCGGCGGCGGCAGCGGCGGTCAGTTAGGGCAGGTCAGCACCACAAACAGGTTTGGTGTGAGAGGAGGGTCTGCCGGTGAGTTCGTTTCGGGGTATCTGTACGGCAGTCAGATCCCTAGCGGCGGGCAGATCGTAGTCCCTGCCGGTGGTGGCGGAGGCTCATCTTCTGCCGCGCAAGGCTCCTCTGGTCAATCGCACGGCAGCGCTGGCGCTGCCGCGTCATTCTGCGGAGTCCTGTTCGCGGCCGGTGGCGCGACCGGCTCGGCAGCAGGCGGCTTCAATTGGAGCGGCGACGGCGCGGCGGAAACTCTGGGAAATCCTCACGCCGGCCGGCGAGGCGGCGCGGGCAGCCTCGGCGCAGATGGTGTCGCTGCTCCGGGGAGCGGCATTTACCCTGGCGGCGGCGGTGGTGGGGGCGGGTCGGGCGTCAACACAACCACGGCGCGGGCCGGTGGTGCCGGCGGCCAAGGGTTCTCGCGTCGTAAGGCTGCACCTACGTCGCTGAATCAGACTGCAACCGGCCCTGCTGGCGCGACGACTGGAGGCGTTGCCGCCGTCTCGGCAGCCTACGGCTCTGGCGATGGCGGCGGTGGCGGCTCATACACTGGCGGCTCAAGCGGCGCGTGGACTCACGGTGGAAATGGCGGATGGCCCGGCGGTGGCGGCGGTGGCGGCGCAGGTGCTGATACGAACTCGTCCGCCAGCACGTCTGTCGGCGGTAACGGCGGCGGTGGCATGGTCAGGCTTTGGATCTTGATGCAACCATGAGCAGACTAGCAATCGTTCGGGAGTCGGACGGCCGCGTCGTTACGTTTGTTCGCTCGGACGCGCCAACAGGCTGGGTGCCGCCAGACGGCTGCGTGGCCTCTCCCGAGGAATCGCTGCCTGTCGGATGGCAGATGGCCGAGGCTGTCGATCCTGTGCCGGCAAGCGTGAGTCCCTACCAGTTCCGGGTCTGGCTGATCCGCTCTGGCGTTTCTCTCGCACAGGTAGACGCGATGATCGACGCCCTGCCGCAGCCGGCTAGAGACGAGGCCCGCGTTGCCTGGGAGTACGGGCTAGAGGTCCGGCGGGGTCACCCGCTGATCGGCCAGTTCGGGGCGGCGCTCGGCATGGATGCTGCCGCCATAGATCAGGCGTTCCGCGAGGCGGCGACATTGTGATTAACGTGGGACGATGCCGTGGCGATGCTGCCGCGTATGACGCTGACGCTGCTTCCTGCCGAGCCAACACCGTGAGGCCACTGTGCTGACCTACTTCGACCTCGTTGAGTCTTTGATCGTCTCGTCGTTCGGGGGCCCGCAGGATGCCGAGCAGCGTGATATCCGCACCGCCATTCACAAGGCGTACGCGGAACTAACGACCATTCGGGACTGGTCCTACTACCACGTTCACGGCCGAGTCATCACCGATGCGCCGTATTCCACTGGGACCATCACCTCCAGCGGAACGACGGTCACGCTCACCGGAGGAACATGGCCTGCGTGGGCCGCGACTGGGGGTTACCTGAAGACCGGCGAGCAGATCGCCCGAGTGTCTTCCAGGACATCGGGCTCTGTCCTGGTCTTGGATTCTGCACTCGCGCTCAAGGCCGATGTTACGGCAGCACCCTATCAACTGTACCGCACGGTGTATCCGCTTCCGGCCGACTTCAGGAACATGGACGAGCCCTCGGACGAATACAACTGGTGGAGCGGCGCCTACATCACACCAGATCAGGCCATGAAGCTGGAGCGTGTCGGCAACACCTCGGGCGCACCGCTGCACTGGACGATCATCAAAGACCCGGACTCTGACGGGTGGGCGATCAAGCTCATTGGCTACCCGACCGAGCGGGAGACCATCGACTTCACCTACCGCCGCACGGCCCGGCCGCTCCGCTATTCAGGCCATGAGTCTGTGACGCGGGCGGGAACGATTGCCAGGACCGGCAGTTCTGTCACCGGCACGGGGACGCTCTTCGCCTCGGCCATGGCTGGCGCCGTCCTGCGAGTCGGAGACAGCACCAACGTTCCGGGTCCGATTGAGTCGCTCACGCCATGGGTCTCGGAAGCGACTATTGTTTCCGTGGCGACCAACACAAGCCTGGCGACGAGCGGCTCGGGAACTATTAGTTCATCGACTAAATATCTGATCACCGATCCGATTGACGTTGCAACGCACATGCAGCAAGCCATGGACGCATGCTGCGACTACTGGCTGGCCCGCATCCGGGGGAACAGCCCCGACAAGGCGTTTGCCATGTACCAGAGGGACCTGCGACTGGCGATGGAGCAAGACCAGCTCGCGCCGCTTTCCGGCCGGTCTCGGGAAGTTTGGCATGACGGTGGCTGGAGGAGTCCGCTGCTAGCGGATCGCGGCGCATGATAGTCATAAACAAGTGGGGCGGCCTTGCGACGAACGCTAGCCCGTACACAATCCCACCAGGCGCGGCCGTCACCCAGGTTAATCTCCAGGTTTTGTCTCCCGGCGCGCTGACGGTACGTGGCGGCCTGGCGTCCATGACATGGACGACGCATAGCGGTTCCACTGCGCCGGTCATCTCGCTGCACCGCTACCAAAGTGGCACAGTTGAGACTGTCATTTACCAAAATGCCTCGGGAAGCCTTTTCTTCGCGCGAGGTCCGGCGTGAATCTTGCCCAGCCCACAGGCGTGGCCATGAGCGGCGCGCGGTCTGTGTCCATTTTCAAGGGGCGCTACAAGTACGTGTACGGGGTGGATGGTGGGGGGCGCGGTTTCCGATGGGACGGCGCATCGACGGGCGTTCAGCCTATCGGAATGCAGCGCCCTACCGCAGGCCCCACCGTGGCCGTGTCCGCGCACTCCACGCAAATAGCAGCCGCGGTCGATGTGCTGATCCCGGGTAGCGGATATTACGCCCCTCCAACCGTCACGTTCCGGGGTGGCGGGCTTACGGACGGAAGTTCCCAGCACGCATCCGCCATAGCCCAACTGCGAAACGGCGGCGTTGCCGGAGTCATAATCACATCTTCCGGGTCTGGATACACATCTAATCCGCAGATTGAATTCTCAGGCGGGCGTGGCACTGGCGCGTCCGTGAGTGTTCTCGTTGACGGCGGGGTTGGCCAGGTTCTCGTCTCCAACCAAGGGACCGGGTACACCAACGGGGCAACCGTCGCGTTCGGCGGCGTGTCCGGCGCCGCTGGTGAAGTGGACATCACTGACGGCAAGGTGTCAGGGGTTCGCATGCTCGCCGCCGGAACTGGCGCCACAACCACAGCGGCTGCAACCATCTACGCCGTAAGCGGTGGCACGGGCGCAGCCGTGCAGTGCGTCATGGTGTACGGAGTAACTGGGCTTACGGCCACCAGCGGAGGCACTGGGTATGCCGGCCGAGTCGATGTCGCATTCAGCACGCTTGATGGAAGTGGGGCCGCCGCCTATCTCACGGCCACAACGCTTGGTGCCCTGTCGAATCCAGTCATCCTGTCTCGCGGATCGTACTCTCAGCCACCTGCGGCCGATGTGTCCGGCGTCACTGCGCAGGCCGCCGCGCTAATCCGGCCGCCAATGAAAGGCCCGTATCGCTGCGCCATTCGGTATGTAGACGACACACCTATTGCGGAAGGCGGCCCTATCCCGTCTGACATCTCGGATCTTGTGACTGTAAACTCGGGCGATGGGGGCCAGACATTTAATTGGTCTTGGTCAAACTCAAACGCCGACGCCCGCGCCGCTGCCGTGGAGTTGTGGCGCACATCTGCCAACCAGGCGATAGCGCTGTACCGCGTGGCGCTCCTCCGCCGTGAGGGCGGCGCCTTGCCGACATCGTACACAGACACGCTATCTGAGGCGGCCTTGATTTCGCCAGCCAGGGAGGGCTACGCCATCATGCCCATCACACTCCCATCTGGCCAGTTGAACGCACGCCGGTTTGGCGTGCCGCCGTCTGACATGGAAGACGCATGTTGGTTCCAGGACCGCGCGTGGTATGCCGCCAACACCAGCGGCTCGCGGCCGAATGTGCTGATGTTTTCTGAAATAGACGAACCGGAATCCGTGCCGTCCGTTAACGAGCTGGTGATTCAGGAAAACAACGGCGAGCAAGATCGCGTCGTCGCTCTTATTCCGTTCGGCTCTATGCTTTTGGTTGGCCAAGAGCGTCATCTGTACAGGCTGATGTACGTGAGCCAGCCCGTCATCGACGCGGCCGTCACCCTGCTGGGATATCGCGGCCTGCTCACCAAGCGATGCTGGGCGGCTTTTGAGGGCACCGTGTTTTTGGTCGATTCATTCGGCCTGTACGCCTATGACGGCTCAGAGATGGCCCCGCTGTCCGCGGCCGTTGATAACTACTGGCGCGACGGCCTGATTGATTTCTCCAAGGCGTCCAAGTTCTTTGTCCAAGCAGACCCCCTGTTGCGCGTGATCCGATTTCATTACTGCCAGCCATCGGACGGCGCAATCCCTCCGCGGGCGCTGTGCTATTGCCTGGCCACAGAGACTTGGTGGGAGGAAGTCTACGGCCAGGGCATCGGGGCGGCATGCGTTGCCGGCATTGGCGGCCAGCAAAAACTTATCGTAGGCGCTCAGTCCGGGGAATTGCTGAAGGCCAACACGGGGCTTACGGACGCCGTAACTGCCGGCACGGCCTCCATCGAATACAAGTTCCTTTCCGGGCCGATGCCCCTTGTGGACGAGCCGACCAGGCACATCGGCGTCCTGTACAAGCCAACGGCGGCGACCGCCACGCTGGCTGTCAACCTACACTACAACAACTCGCCGTCGCCAAGGCCGAACGCTGTTGTCTCCGACCGAGGAGAGGGCGTTGTGTCGGGCGCGTCCGGCGCATCCATCGACATGCGCAAGGACCGCTCTTTACTCGGAGATGCAACCGGGCATGCGGTGGCGAGATACGCCGGCCGGTTCTCTGACAACTCTTCTGGCGGAGACCGGCATTTGGCGGTGCAGCTATCCGGTGCGCAGCAGAGTGCGGCCGTGGCCCTGTACGGCCTGACCATAGGCGGAGTCACCTCCTAGTGTTCACGCAGCAGGCCCAGCTAATAGCCAACCAGTTTGGCAATCAGCCGCAAGGGGCCATGCAGTCTCTGGCGAACTGCGCGCAGCCGCTGGCCACGCGGGGGCCGGTGCAGTTCGACGCCGCAGCAAGGTCCAGGCCACCGCGCGGCGGAGTTATACCCGCTCGCAGTAGCTCGGGTGACATCAGGACCGCGGCCAGCCCCAACGGCAATGCGTTGGACGACTACTATAACGGGCTCCAGCCAATCAACTGGAATCAGTATCCAGGGACCGACTGGAACGGTCGCTTCTTCACCAACCAGACCGACAATTCGTTTCACTCTGGAGACAACAACTACTGGGGTGGAGACACCGCGTACGGGGACAACTACTTTTTCAATGCTGAGTACAACAACCCGCAACAGTTTAACAGCCAGGCGTTCAGTGACTACAATTACTACGACACCTACTACAATCTGACCAACAATACGCTTAACTTCCAGAACATCAGCGAGTGGTACACGCAGCAATTTGTTGATCAGAGCTACAACGACTTCTCCACCAACATTGACGCCACCTCAAACTTCTACCAGCAGTCGGTCAACAATTTTGCTGGGGATAACTATTTCGACAACACGGTGACGACCAACACAACTGTCAACAACAACGTCGTCAATGAGGGTGATGTTTACAACAATTCAGGCGTCTACATGGACGCACGCAAGACCTTCATCACCGAGAACAACACCAAAGTCACCGATCTTCGGCAGTTCATCGAAAACCTGTTCCTCATTCTTGTGCAGGGCGGCGGCAAAGGGGCGGAGCCCAATCCGCGCCCGCCGCCGAACGTGCCGATCCAGAAGGCCGGGAAGATGCCGGTCGTTATGTACGACAAGGCCGTTTCTGGGGTGGTGGACCCCGAAACATGCACGGTGACGCTCCAGTATGCGCAGGCTAAAGCGCGGGTTAATCCGGGGTGAAACCTATGTCGCACCAGATGGACATTATTTAGCAGGAGACACACATGGCATTTATGCCCAGTAGTTGGCGCGATTTTGTCCTGCCGGCTGGCAAAATCGCCACAAACGCCCAATACGCCGCCTCGGCGGCCGGCGCCTATGCCAATATGTTTAATAGCGCCCTTGGGAGCGATAATGCCCGACAGGCCAGCGCCGCCCAGGGGTTCGGGGCCTACTCGCAGGGCTTGGGGTCGCTAGGGCAGTCCACCGCCGGCCTGTACGGGACATACGGGACGGCTCTCGGCAACCTGTATGGCAATCAAATGGCGGCCTCCGGCCAGGCCGAAATGGCCCGGCAGGCTGGACTTGCGAACGCCGCTACTGCCGCCATGAGCGGTTACGGCCAGGCCGCGGGCGGAGCCATGGGCGCCTGGGCCGCGAACCAAAGCGCATGGGCCAAGGCGATGGCCGACGCCCAGACTGCCAACCAGCAGGCCATGGCGCAATACGGTGTCGGGCGCGACAGTGCGCTCGCATCCCTGGGAGGGTCTGCTGCTTCTCTCGGTGGTTCGCTGGGGCAGTCCTACTCGGCGCTTGGCGGCCAGGCCGCGAACGCTCGCGGCGGCCTCGCTGGTTCGCTTGGTCAGTCCTACGGCGCTACGCTGGCTGGCCTTGGTGGGAACGCGGCGCAGCTTGGGTCTGCCATGGCCTCCGCGGCCGGCAATCTGTACGGCACGCTCGGTTCGGCCGCTGGCGGCATTGGGTCTACGTCTTCCTCCGCCATGGGTGGCATGTACGGGGCGCTTGGCGCGGCCGGTGGTGGCGTCGGCGAGTCGATGGGGACTGCCCAGGGTGCAATCGGATCATCGGCCAACCAGGCCATGGGTGCTTACGGATCGTCTGCGACAAACGCTCGCGGTCAGGCCCTGGGCGCGCTTGCCAATGCCGACCTTGCCGCCTATCAAACCGGGCTGAACTACAACCGCGACCTTGCCAAGCTCGGGCTGGCACGCGAGCTTGGGATGGGTCAACTCGGAGTGGCCGGGCAGATCGCCAGTGGACTATCTGGCTCTGGCATTGATCCGGGGGGCGGTGGCGGTGGGGTCCGGCTGTCGGCCGGGGGCTCTCCGTTAGCCTTTGCGCAAGGCAGCTATGGCTCGCCCACAACGGCCCCGCGATCAGGAGTGGCCGCTGGGGGCGGCGGAGCTTCGGATTCCGACGAACAGCCGACTGGCCCGCGAGCCCGGGAATGGTATCAGGACCCTGCATACGCGCCGCCATTCCAGTCCAGGATGCCTTTTGCCAATCGCGCCATGGATTTCCAGGACGCTGCCGTCATGGGCAACATCCGGGGCGGCGCCGGCGATGCATCGCAGCGGCTGCGCGGCATTGGTGGGCAGGCGTACGACGCTCTTCGATCAATTGGGGAAAGCGGATCTTCTGGCATTCAGTCGGCCGCCGGGCGCGGCTACTCGTCTCTGGGTGATCTCGGCGCGTCTGGTGCGCGCGGCATTAACGCGGCCGGGAGGCGCGGTTTCGGGCAAATCGATTCGCTTCGCGGTGACGCTGCGGCTGGATTCTCCGATTTTGCGAACCGTGGGTTTTCTGGAATCGACGACGATCTTCGTTCTTCTCAGGATCGCATCGGCAGGGCTGGCGGTGCGGCGTTTTCCGAACTGGGCATGGCGCGAGACACGGTCGCCGGCAGCTCCCTCCTGGATGCCCTGACTGGCTCTGCCAGAGATTCTCGCAGGGGTATGGAAGACGCCTATTACTCCAGCCAATCTATGCCCGGATCACTGCTCGGCCAGGCCGGCGGCCAGCTTGCCGGCATGATGCGGCAAAACGCCGAGTCCATGAACAGTGGCATGGATCAGTTCTATGGCGCTTCGGGGAGCGCGTTTGGGAGAGGGCGAGACGATTTGCTGGGATCGCTAGGCGGAGGCGCTAGTGCGCTCAGTGGTTTGGCGAGCAGCCTTGGACAGGGCTACCGGAACTTCGCTGATCGGACTGGCGGCAGTGTGCTGGACCGCCTCATGCCAACAGAGGCCGAGCAAGTTCGGCGGGGCCGCGATGCCGAGGTTCTTCGGAGGCAATATCAGGACGCTGATCGCGCCGCCCTGGACAGCGAGTACGAGGGGCTCGTCAATCAATATCGCGCCTTAGACCCGGGCAACGTGACCTACGGCCAGTTGCGCGGGATGTCCGACGCTCAGTACGCAGCCCGGCAAGCCCGTGAGCGGGCGGCAGGCCGCGCCCGCGACCGCGCCAACACGCTTTCGCAACGCGCAGGTCTTGGGGAACTCCCGCCCGCTCACGGTGGCTTTAACACGGGTTTTGGGCGCCGGGGATGGTATTAATGGGCGCCGGGGGCGGTATGAATAACTGGCGCATCGGCGAATGATCTCATACGACACAGGCATATCGCAGCAGGCTCCCATAGCAGACGCCATGCGCCAGCAAGCGCTGGCCGGGCTGGCGGCGCAGGGTCATGGGCCATACTCGCAGCCCTTCCGGGACATTTACGACGCCAGGGCCCAACAGGCGGCCGTTGACTTGGAGCGCGAGGCGGTGAGGCTGAACAACGCCCACCTTGCCAACACGCAGAATGCACAGTCGCAGATGGCATTGCAGGGCGGTCAGCTCATGGCGACCGGGCAGCAAAACCGCAACAACCTCCTAACGCAGCAACGCGGCATGGCGCTTGATTACGCGAACTCGCTGCTCGGCGGCGTTAACGGCGTTCTGGCCGGGCTATTCAAATGACGCAATACAAGACGAGCGTAAACTATCAGGCGCCCAGCCCGAGCGGGCTTACGGACGCCGCAGTCAATAACGCAATTGCGAGTGCGCAGGCGTCGGCAGACCCCCGATTCAACCTGAAGGAGTACGACCGGCCCGGGGTGTCTCGCGGAGCTGGATCGCGAGCCCAGGCCGGCATCAAGGCGGCGCAATCTTTAGCGGATGGGATCGCTGCCGCATATCAGATTCCCATGCAGTCTGCCGCCGCCTCTGCGGCCGACGACTTGGCCTTCCAGCAAGGCCGCGAGCAGCTCGGGCTTGGCGCGTCCGGGCTCGGCATGCAGTCGGACTATGCGAACGCCCTGGCGGCGCTAGAGCGTCAGCGGCAGGCCATGCAGTTTCAGGGCAACGCCCTTGGCGGCTTGCTGGGCGGTTTCAACCTGGACAATTTCTTGGGGTACTGAACATGACGCGGATTGATCTGGACCTAGACGACATGCTGGAGGGATTCACTCGCGATGGCATGAAGCGGTTTGTAAAGAAGCTCCTGGCCGCCAGTGATGCCGAAGAGCGGCGGCTGCTTTCCAAGATCGGCCCCGCGAAGAACGACCTGGCCGACCTGGACGAAGAGATGCACGGCAGGCCGAACACCCCAAAGGTTGAGGACGACGATCTCTCGGATGACGACGACGACGAACTGCCGCCTGTCCCGAAGAAGAGGAAGTCCTGATGGCCGGCAAGCTGGACGAGCTTGGGCAGTGGGTCCGTGAGTTCGCCGAATACACCGGCATCATGGAGTCCAAGATCCGCAAGGTTGTGGACGAGATGGTCGCCAGCGGCCAGTCCACGCTGGACCCGCAGGAGGTGTACTCGCGGCTCGGCGGGGGCGAGCTGTTCATTCCAATGGAGCCGACCGCTGGTCGAAACGCTCCGCGCGATGTGCCGGCGGCCGTTCCGGCGCCAACGCCGACGCTGGCCCAGAAGGTCGGCAGCGACCCCAATGCCCGCGAGGCGGTGGCCGACCGCATGGACGACCTCCGCGGCGTAAATCCGCAACTGGCCGAACAGGCTGCCAGCGGGACCCCCGAGGCGGTGTACGAAGCCTACAAGCTCCTGGCCACCATGCCTCCTGGTCGGCCGAAAATGAATACGCCCACTCGGCAGATGGAATTGCCGCTCGGTCCCGGGGCTCCCGAGCCGGACATTCGGTCGCTCCTGCCGGAGCGCACGCCAGCGCCGACGATTGCAGATCAGTTCGACTCCGCCGTCACGGGCGGTAGGCCGCAGGTATCCCGCTGGTCCACGCCGCAAGACCAGTACAACGACATGGTGCATGCCGACCTCATGCGGCAGCCGTTCATCCGCCGGCCGATGGGCCCAGACGTTGCGGCCATGGATGACGCCATCGACGGCCCGGCCCCGGGCATGGCTCGCCCCGCACCCGCCCGACCGGCAGGCAAGGATGCTCCGGGAATCCCTTGGTCCGCTATCGGTGCCGGCATTGCGGGCGGTCTTGCAGGCAGCGAGCTGTCGAAGCCGTCCGGTGGGAAGCCCGCCAAGAAGGAGTCCACCACGGCCGATCTTGTCGAAGAGTCGCGCCCTGCACCGAAGGTCGCCGTAGAGGAGCCAAAGCCCTCCGTGGTCCAGGGCCCTCCTGACTACTCCGCCCAGGCTCGCTCGCTCATCGCCCGAGCGAACGACATTCAGCGGGCCGAGGGGCGGCAGACGCCGGAGTCGATGGCGCTGATCCAAGAGGCCGACCGCCTGTACCAAATGGCGGCCGAGGGTCGCCGTGCCGGCACGCAGCCGGCGATCAAGCCAGTAGACGAGCAGAACGCCGAGACGAGCAGCATCCAGCGCAACTCCCGCGAGCAGATGTCACAGAACCAGGGCAGCGACTATCGCAGCCAGGCCCGCCGGATGATGGCGGAACTCAACTCGCGTTCCAGCCAGGGCAATATCTCCCAGGCTGAATACTCACGGATGCAGGCAGAGATCGACCGGCTCTTCGCCATGGCAGACCAGCAGGACAATTCGCCCAGGCGCGCCTCTCGTCCAGGCATGGGCCGGACGCAGTTCCCGCGGGCGAAAGAGAAGCCCTTCCAGATGATCCCGAACACCCGCGGCCTGCGACCCCTCGCCGGCCCGAAGACCACATAGCGGAGACTTGTCGATGGATGTGACCGCGCTGTCGGATGTGCAACTGGACCACCTGATTGGCCAGATCGGGGCCGATCCTTTAAATGAGGACTACGACTCCGTTGAGGCCCTTCGCCGCGAGAAGCGCCGCCGGCTTGCCGCACGGTCGGCCGCCAACGTCGAACAGGATCTTGAGGCATCCGCTGCACCCATTGCCATGGAGCCAGTTGCAGGCGATGGCCTCCGGCCGAAGCCGACGCGAGAGCAGATGGACGCCGCCATCCTGGCTCCCATCACCGTAGAAGGCAAGCCGATTCCGGGCTTTGACCCCAGCATGGGTATCGGCCTGTCCATGTCCAATCCAACGGACAGGGCGGCCTACGGGCAGGTCTTCGGAGACGCGCTCCGCCGGCACCATCAGCGCGGCGATGCGGCGGCCAGGGCGCGCAGACAGGGCGGATATCAAGACCCCGAGCAAGTCGCCTACAACGAAGTGACTGGAGCGCCCGGCACTTACCTTCCTCCGCAACCGCCGGGCATGCGCGGCGACACCGTCATGGTGGACGGCGTTGAGGTTCCGGCGTATCGCCTGTCGGACGGCCTGCCGTTCGGCGGCATGTTCCGCGAGGGTGACCTGCGGGCCGCACAAGAGGCCGCCGCCGATGCGGATCGGCTGGCGCGTTTCCGTGCCAACCAAGACGCGGATCGCCAGAAGTACGGAGACTGGCAGGGCAGAACGCCAGAGCAGGCAGCGAATTACGAAGCGCGGAACGACGCAGTGGGTCGCAGCGTTGCATCGGCCAGCAGGGCGCGCAACCGCCCCGGCCTGCAACAGTTGGAGTCCGACGCCAAGGACCGGCGCCGCCTAATCGCAAACCGCGCCATGTTGGCCGGCGGATCTTCTGGATTGCGGGGCGGGCCGGGCGGAAACATGGGCATGTTCACGGCGTTGGCCATGCTGAACGGAGTCGATCCAGAGAATATGGACGCCCAGCAGCAGGCCATGATGCAGATGCTGCCGATCAATCCGACGCGGGCGGATGTCGAAAAGGCCGTCTTGGATCGCGCGGCTGGCTTGGCCGCTCGCGGGATTCAGGGGGCGCTGGCTGGCAACGTGGAGAACGGCGCCACGGGAGACATTGCGGCGCAACGACGAAGAGACGCAGCGCTGTCGCAGTTTGAGGGCTGGTATCAGAATACCGTTGGCGGCTGGGGTACTTACACATGGGATCAGCATGAGTCCGCCGTCAACTTCCTTATGAATCAGTATCGCCTGACGCGCGCTGAAGCCGAGGCGATTGCCCAGTCCAGGGGCGTGCCGAGAGGCTCTCGCCCCGGCAGCGCTTCGGCGCCCAGCGCGCCATCGGTCGGCCTCCCGGTTGAAAATGAGCCGGGCGGCCTTGGAACACCTATGTAGACATGGCCCGCTCCCCGCTCTTCGACATCTACGACCCGTACGGCGAGCTTGACCGACAGGCTCGCCTTGGTCTTTTGAACGACGACGAGGACATGGACATCCTCGGCGTCCTGCCGCTCGGTGGCCGCAAGCCCACTCTCTCCGACCTCATGCCCGAGGAGGAGCGGAGCGGGATGCTTCAGACGCTCGCCAGCGGCGGGCTGTCGGGGCTAGCGACCGCCGGGTACGCCCTGGACACACTGGGCTCCGCTGTCCGCGGCGCACTGGCCGGCAAGCCGACCAGCGTATTCGGCAGCAGCGAAGAGCGTGTATCTGGGCGCGACCTCCTGCGGCAGTACGGCCTCATCGGTCCAGAAGATACGTGGCTGAACTTCGCAGGCGGGCTGCTCACCGAGATCGCCACCGATCCCCTGAGCTACCTGAATCCTTTCGCCATCTTGGGCCGCGGGGCCTACGGCACAGCAGGCAAGGCGCTGAAGAACGCCGACCTGCTTCAGGACGCCTCGCTCCTGGCACGCCAGCAAGACAAGGGCCTGCGCACATTCCTGCGAGACAGCACACCGGAAACCATCCTCGGAGCCATTCCCGAGGGGGCTGCCCGTGACGAGGCCACCAAGCGGTTTGCCAACGCGGCGAAGGGACTCGGCGCCGACGCGGCCGATCTGATGAGCGACCCCGCCGCGGGGCTGATGGAGTTTCGATTCCCCTGGCAGACTCAAGGTCAGCTCATCTCCGGCGGTGCAGTCGGTAAAGCCCTGGCGAGCGGACTGGATTATCTGGGCGAACAGTCCAAGCGAGCGCCGTTCATCGGGCCAGTGGTGAACCGTGCGACGGCGGTTGTTGACCCATCTGTCCTGGGCGAGGTTGACCCAGACCGACAGTGGCTGATGCGCGAGGCCACCTCCACGGCACGCAACGCCCGCAAGGCCGTCGATCAAGAGCTAGGCACGCTTCAGTGGGACGCGATGCGGGCCGACGCCAGCCGCCTGCCGGCCGAGCTCCAGAGCTTCTCCAGCCCCAGAATCCAGAACGCCGTTCGCGATCTGGTGGTGGCCAACGGCGACATCAATCGCCTGGTTGACCAGGAGGCTGCCCGGGCGGTGCTTGGAACCCCGCAATGGCGGGCGGTCTACGAGGACTTCGCCAAGCGTTTCCCGGAAGCCATGCGGTCTGCCGAAGAGGCGGGCCTGCCGCTGAAGACTGCTCGCGGCCGGGCAGGCGACGAGTTCTTCCCGTCGCAGTCCATCTGGTTTGAGAACGCCAAGCCGCCGGAGCTGCCGGATCGGCTGGGGCGTAAGTCGTCCCCGTACACAGCGGGCCGTCGCCAGCTCCAACTGCAAGAGAATCTCGCCAGGGGCCGCGATCCGGCGTACGCGCTCTTCCAGCGCGAGCAGACCTTTCGCCGATTGATGGGCGGCGACTACGGGCGCGATCTTCAGCAGCGGCTTATCTCAGCCACAGACGCAGACATCCCCGGGATCATGGAGGAGGCGTTTGCGAAGCTGCGCACGGAAGACTTGGCCGCCGGCCGCGTGCCCTTCCGCGCCCCTGGCGCAGATGAGGTGGAGGAACTCCGCAGCTTCGCCATCGACCCCAGCCTGACGCAGGCCGAGCGTGAGGCAGCGCAGAAGAGCCTGGACGCGCTCACCGGCCAGCTCAATGAACGCAACACCAAGCTAGGCGATCTCCTGCGGAGGGCCGACACGCAGTTTGCCGACAAGGGCGTGGGCCTGTTCGATGAACCGGCATTTGATGCTGCAAGGCGGTATGCCTCTAGCCGTGCGGGCGTGGACGCCAACGCCAAGATCGTCAAACGGGAACTGATGAACGGCGCGGTGATGAATCCGGCCGATCAGTTTGCGGGAGGCGGCTGGATGCCGCTGTCGGACGCCGCCGCGAAATTGGGATTTGATCCCGAACTGTTTGCATCTGGCGTCGATAACATTGACGAGTTGGCAGTCAACGAGAAGTTGGTGGCCTCACTTGGCAAGCTGATGCCGCTGACCGCGCAGACGACCGACACGGCGACGGCACGCCTTTGGAACACGTTCACCAACGCCTTCAAAATCGGCGCGCTCGCCAACCCGGCCTACCACTTCAGGAACCTGTATTCCGGCCAGGTGGCCAACGCCATGGGCCAGCCAGGCATGAACCCGGTGGAGGTTGTCTCCAATGCCCTGGCTGGATACCGGGCCGGCAAGGGGAACTACGAAGGTCTGCTGGATCGCCTGCGGACCAAGAACGCCTCCGGTGGCGTGGACTGGGCGGCGCCTGGTTTTGAGGACATGACCGATGAAGACATCCTGCGCAAGGTCATGGGCGGTTTGTCCCGCAGCGGCATCGGGGAGGGCGAGATTGCGGACCTCGCCGGCATCCCGGAACAGGCCATGTCCTCCCTGTTCCCCGGCGCGTCTGCGGCACCATCGCCGCCACTCATCGGCAAGGACGGCATCCTGTACGACCCCAATCGCAGTTGGCGCGACTGGAGTACGGTGAGGGGCGTCGATTTGATGGGGGTGATGGGCGACCGAGAGACGCCGTCGCGCACGCTCAACCCCCTGCTGCAACTGCATGAGCGTGCCGGCCGGAGCGTTGAAGACGCCAATCGGCTGGGTTCGTACATCTCGCAGTTGCGCCGCGGCGTGTCGCCGGACGCTGCGGCCGAGATGGTCTACAAGACGCAGGTTGATTACAGGCCGCAAGCATTTTCCGAGACCGAGCGGAAAATTAAGCAGTTCGTCCCCTTCTACTCATACCCCCGGGGCATTGCCCCGCTGGTCGCAGAAAGCGTTCTCTACAACCCCGGCGGCTTGCAGGGGAAGGCCATCCGCGCCGTGACCCGGGGGACCGAGCCAAGCGAGGAGAACTTCCTGCCTGAGTACCTGCGGCAGAGCGCGGCCTTTGCGTTGCCGGAATCTTTCGGCGGTCGCCCGGCGGAAAACTTGCAGCGCGTGGTCAACAACGTGGACCTGCCGTTTGAGGGCCTGCTGAATCTGTTCAGCCCTGGCATCGGCAACACGGCGGTGCAGAGGTTTACGGACTCGCTGCAAAAGACCGGCACCAATCTGCTTGGGCAATTGAACCCTGCGATCAAGGCGCCCCTGGAGATGATCCTGAACCGGCAGCTCTACACCGGCCGGGAGTTGTCGGACCTGTACTCTGTCTTGGAAAAGGATCTCGGGCCCATCGGCCGCCCGCTGGAGCAGTTGCTTGTCAACTTCGTTCCTGGTGGCACCAAGCTCAACTCCATCTACCGCACCGCTCGGGATGAGCGACTGTCGCCGACCGACCGAGCGTTCAAACTCCTGGTCAACAACACGCTGGGGCTCAAGCTCACCGACGTTGACCAGGACAAGACTCGCCGGCAGGCAGCACGGGACATGCTGAACCAACTCCTGGAAACGACCCCCGGCGTCAGGACCTACGAGAACATCACCGTGCCCGATGATGTCCTGCGCCGCATGCCAGAGCAGCAGCGGCGGATGTATCTGCTCTACCGGATCATCCAGTCCGAGGCGGCCAAGAAGGCTCGCGAGCGGAAGCAGACCGCGATGGACCCGATGGAATTGCTAGGGGTAGTTGACCGTGCCTGATGCTTGGCAACTCCTGACGCGGTATCCAATTGCCGATCCCGCCGGGGGGGAGGGCGACTACCTGCGCGCGAACCCCAACGTGTCGGGAATGGCCGTTCCGGGGGATGGCGTGATTGTGCTTAATCCGCACTCCAGGCTGTCGGGGAGCGAAAGGGCGCTGGTGGCGCTGAACGAGGCAGCCAGGCTCCATCAAATGGACAATGGAATGATCCATTCGTTTGCGTTGACGCCCGCGCAGCAGAGCTTCTTCGACGGCACGCCTTACGCCACTCGTCCGCAGATGGCCCGCCATACCGTGGTGGCGCGCATGCTGTCTGGAGATCCCTCCGCTGCTCCGTATACGCCGGAACAGCGATCTGCGGCCAGTGGAGTTCTGGCTGGCCTGATGCTCGGGCGCTAATTGTCCAGAACGCCTGACGGGATCGGTGGCGCAGTTGGCCCCTGGTCTGTCAGTTCTGCTAGCAGGAGCCTATCGACGTAGTGCCGCTTCATGCCGGGGTCCCGATGACCCAGATAGCGGCTGCTATCCTTCTTCTCGGCCTCCGTGTAGGTCGCCCCGCTGCGTCTTAGCCAGCGCGTAGTGCCCGTCTGCTTGGACGATTTGACAAGTTTCCTCATGGCGTGTAGAATGCGGTCCTTGTTCGTCAAGTCCCCAAAGATGCGGGGACCTAGACGAGGGAGAAGATGCAGCGCCTGGAGGGCGTGATCGTCTAGCCAGCAGACATGCGGCTCGGCGGTTTTCGATTGGGCAAGGAGGAGCCTGTGGCCACGGATCTGGTCCCATCTGATCTTCAGCAGGTCTCCGGTGCGGAGGCCGGTGCTGTAGGCCGTGAGAATCCAGGCCGGCAGCAGGATGGCGTAGGCGCAGGTGTGAGTTCCCCCTGGCATGGCCTTGGCGGCGCGAACCCACTGGGCAATCTCCGAATGCCGCAGCGCAGTCGGGCACGGGGGCGGGCATTTGACACGGCGCAGGTTGCGAACTATACTCTTGTCCACGTACCCCTCGTCGGCAGCGAAACGCATCAGCGTCCGCAGCATTCGGCGGTGGTTGCTTACTGTGGAGGGAGCCAAGTGGCCGAGCGCATCGTCAAGATAGGAGTCGATCTTGTCCGGCGTGAGATCGGCAGCCTGCCAGGGCAGCCGCTTCACAAGGACGGTGAGCTGCTCCAAGTATCCTGGGCTGCCACCGACACGCCTCCAGTAGGACTTGGCCAAGTCAAGGATGCTCATCAAACTACCTCCCGCGGCGGGGAAAATTCCGCAGCAGGAAGGCACGGTTGGTCGGAGCGGCAGATCCGCTACAATCGATCAACTCGCGGGCAACTAGCTCAGTTGTCTAGCGGCCTCTCCCGCTGCTACCCCATTATTCGCGGCA